ACAGCGTTATACTCCCAAAATACATTCTGATAAACGCCACTAGCATTATATTTACTAACCCGTTTGTACGGAGAGGCTGCATTATTAATCACCCAGAAAAAGCTACCATCCCAGACAATGCCCGTGGGGTCAGTGCCTTGATTTCCCACGCTAAAAGATACATTCTGATACACGCCTAGCGCGTTATATTTGAATACTGAATTCGTACTACCTCGATCAACCACCCAGAAAAAGCTACCATCCCAAGTAATCCCAGCAGGCTGATTTACCTGCGCCGAATCACTAAACGATGTGCCAGTGTACGCCAGTGCTGTTGTGGCATCTGGGTAAGTAGATGTGTCTGTGGATGACACGCCACCCTTGAGATACACACGGCCATCATCTAGAGTGATAAGGTTCTCTGCTGAGTTGAATTCTTTTTTTTCATTTATTGCTGAGGCACTACCGCCTCCACCTAATGTAATCGCCATTTATAGCTCCTTCCATCCAATCGCTGCATCAACAAATACCAAGGTCGCACCAGCGTCTGCCGCCAATGAACCATTGTCTGTTGTGCTATTAATCTTAGAGCCGTTACGACTCACGGTTACTGTGCCTGTGCCAGCGTTCTTTATGAACACCACGTTGCCAGCCGCAGGTGACGCAGGCAGGGTAATTGTCACTGAGCTTGCTGAGTTGACGATTAGCTGATCACGAGTTACAGCAGTGTAATCTGCGGTCTTAATTGCAAAGTCGTTAAAGGCGCCACCAACTCCCGCGCCAAGTTTGGCAGAAGTAATAGCGCCATCTGCTATCTTGGCTGTAGTGACATTGGCATCTAGAATCTTGGCTGTGGTAACTGCGCTGTTGACGATCTTAGCTGTTGCCACAGTGTTGTCTGCTGGTGTGCCTATCTCAGTTACTGCAATTGCAGCGACCATAATTTCAATAGCTGACCCGTTGGCTGGGGCTTCTGAGAAAGTAACTACTGCGGGAGTTGCGTTAGATACTGCATAGGTTGCTTTGTTCTGGTACACACCATCCACATAAACTAGCGTGTTGTTTTCAATGGCTGCGCCTGATAGCGAAAAGGTTACGTCACTGCCGTCACCAGTAAAGCTGTTGAGCAATAGGTCAGCAGCACCACCGCCCAACTCTCCCCACTCTGTAGAGTATCCTTCAAACTTTCCAAGCGTTGAGTTGTATCTAAATTGTCCTGCAGAACTTGATGGGCGTTGTGCCGTAGTTCCGACAGGTGTTTGAAAACTCGTTGGCACTGTAAGAGCGGCGATACTTAACGCGTTAAGAGTGTCGCCATCGTTGACATTACCCGACCCATCGCCATCAGCGCCAGCCGCGCCTGTTGAACCTGTTGAACCTGTCGAGCCTTGAATACCTTGTATACCTTGTGGCCCAACATTGCCCTGCGCTCCTGTTGAACCAGTATTGCCGTTTGAACCGTCTGATCCGGGCGCACCCGCTGAACCCGTTGGGCCTTGTGGACCTGTTGGGCCTGTTGAACCTTGCGAACCTGTAGACCCGTTACTACCATCCTGCCCGGCTCCACCTGTTGATCCAGTAGAACCTGTTGGGCCAGCCGCCCCGGTAGAACCTTGAGGGCCTGTTGGGCCAGTGGGTGCAGCTACCCAAGCGGAGCCGTTGTAAAATCTTAAAAGTGATAAAGATGTGTCAAAGTACAACGCGCCCGAAATAAGATTACTGGATGGCTCACTGGTTAAAATTCCACGCCAAGTTGTTGTTAATGTTGCAAGGCTTGCAGCCGCGTTTGTGGCTGATGTCGCAGCCGCAGTTGCCTGTGCAAGAGCGTCTCCCTCTGCCGCATCTTGCAGAGTAGCCGATGAAATATTTTCGTAAAAACCTGACATATTAGTACCCGCTTAAAACTAATTGTGTTGTACCCGACACTTCCGCTTGACGAGTGTGCGCTACCACACGCCCATATGCTGTCTGGTATCCAGTCTCCCAACGAGTAGCATCAGCACCTAAAAACTTTGCTGCCTCTGAAAGTGCGCCATATAGGTAAAGTTCAGGTACAGTTTTAAGAAGGTCGTTGGTCGAGGCGCTATCTGACAACGCTGGAACCTGGTAGTAATATATTACTTTTAGCTTCGCTGTCTCAGAAATAACAGGTATAGGATGAAATTTAAACTCATTTGCCTCACGCGCAAAAATCGTTGGCGTACCGCTACCTGCTGTCTGGCTCGTTAAGAATCCTAGTGAAACTCTATCAACAGGCTTGTCGTTGAAAAACACATCTTTAATTTCTAAAAAGTCAGCAGGTATTGTTGCGCGACCGTGAATGTCAGTAATTATGTATGCTGTCTTTTCAATACTTGGGATTCGCAATTCATGCGCCAGGCGTGACTCGACCAACGCAATAAAATCTGGTATTTCAGTTGCTAAATCTGTGCGATTTAACCAGTTGGCAACTGAGGCTTTTAAGCCACTGTATGTTTCTAAACTCATAATCTACCGCCGCCTGTTCGCAGATAAGCCCACTCTGGTGAGTTTAGCTTTTTCTTCATGCGTTTAAGATCGTCTTTATTCGGGGCCATGACATTGATGCCTTCCTGCATCCACTGCATAGCCACGATTGAAGGGATACTTGCGACTCTCGTCATTTCGCCCATCTTCTGACCTTCGGCCTGCGCTCTTGCTCTTTTGTTAGCTTCAAGAACACCGCTCACATCTTGCGAGTGAGAGATGTGAAGTTTGTCATCGTTTTTATCGTGATGAATATTTGCTTTAAGATCGTCCAACTTTTAAACCTCTACATAAGCAAAAGGGCGGCCCCGAAGGGCCACCCAATTTTGTCGCTATTACGGAGTCAATGCTTCGATAAGACCAGACGCCTTGTCGTTTTCACAGACCAAGGTCTGCTCTGTCAGCATCTGCTTTTTCTCGCTATCGCCATTCTTACTAAGATTGATAGTCTGCATTGGACGCAGAACTGCGCGTGACCAATATTCGGTATCGAGTACTAAACAAGTGTTGACATTTAGGAAGCGATTTGGTACCACGCTGCACTCGCCGAACGGCGACACATATACGTCCACGACATTGACCAGCTTAGTGCCAGTACCAAAGTCACGCTCACGTCCTGATGATGCTGCAAAGTTAGCAACAGTTACAGAGTGCGCGGGGGTAACTTGAATCTGGTTGGGATCGCCACCAGCGGTGTATACAGACTGGAGCGTGGACAGTAGAAGTGCTTCAGTAAAAGTTCTGTTGCTACCAGCGGTGCTAGTTGTCGCTGCGTTAATCTGCTTCTGAGCGGAGGTCAACTGACGTGCAGTACTTGAATCACCAGCAGTGCCTGTCTGAAGAGCGCCTACAAAAGCATGCTCTATATCACGACGCAATTCTTTGCCTTTCATTGCGATATTCATCGCCAAATCTGAACTCCGGGCGTGAGTATCAACAGCTTCAGAAGTGCCTGAACTCTGAACTACCTTAGTGAAAATCTGAGTGTTGGCAGTTTTCATGGTAGTCGTGTTGTTCGCAGCATTACCCGCGTCAGCGCCTTCTACGGCAGCGTTAGCTCCAACCGCCGCTAGTTCTGCTTGCTGCCACTGGTGCAAAGTTGCACGGGCGGTGCTTGTACCGATTGAAGAAGTAAAGGGCGTTAAAGTTGGCGATATATCATAAATAATTTCTTCAATATCGGCTTTCAGTCCCACCTGGTTAAATGTCTTTAAAGTATTTGCTACTACTGGCATGATAAAATTTCCTAAAATTAAGAGTTATTCAAGAGGGCTTGAACAGCGTCTTCCATTCTTCCAGACTTCTTGAGACGTACACGCGATTTGCGATTTGTCTCTTTCTGTCCCAAGTCTTTGGGTTCGCCTTTCTTACCCGACAAAGTTTTTGTGGCTGACGCTTTCACTTTCTTTTGCGTCTTCACCTTTGCCTGATCGTATTGCATCGCCTTCCACAATGCCGTAATCATCCGGTGATCGTGAACGTCATTAAACTCTTCACTAGTGACACCTAACGTACCTGTAGCGTACTCACCTATAGAGTAGTAGAGGTCGTTGTTCCAATTAGGGATTGTTGATTTCAGAACAGTCAAACTTTCTTTAGCGTTTTCCCGCGTAACAGCTTGCTGTTGTTCTTGATTGCGTTTTTGATGCTCGTCAGCTTGTGACTTGATAAAGTCATACGTCTGCTGGGTCTGCTCAAAAACGGCCTTGGCCTGCCTGTATTGATCAGGATTTTCTACAGCGGCCTGCTCCCAGTTCACGTTGTCAAAACGTGATAGGTCAGCACCAGATGCTGTAAGAAGTGCGCTAAGTGTGGATTCGTAATTAGCAGTTTGTTCTTCTGCGGCTTTACGCTGTTCAGCAACGACCTGCGTCTTCTTTGTGTAATCAGATTGCCGAAGATAACCAAGTTTAATTTCTTCGACAGACACGCTTTCGCCATCTATCTCAATATTTCCTTGGGTTATATATTCAGATTCGTCTTCAGTTTCATCTTCAGATTCTTCGGTTGGGTCTTCGACCTCGTCAGTCTCTTCTGTTTCTTCTTCAACGTCCTGTGGCTCGTCGATTACTTCGTCGGTGATCTCATCGACCACGTCTTGCTCTTCTTCAGGGGGTTCGGGGGTGTCCTGGTCGGATTCCAATACAGCCATCAGTCGCGCATTAATATCTGCTACATCGATAGTCGGCGAGTCCGTTACGGTTTGCTCAGTAGACATCAAATTTCTCCAATTATACTCATTTATTCCACAAGCCGTTGTGTCTTCAACTCATAGTTGTTAATAAGTCCAGCAAACTGCTGGACGAACATTTGTCCCGCCTTGAACATCATGTAGAGTCTTTCGCGCTCTGCATCTGCCTCTGGCGGGGTGGCAAGGATTTGATCCATGATATTAGAATTCATCATCTCAAACGCCCTGTTAAAAACATCGCTGTGCAGCATTTCTTTCGAGGCTTCCGCTATCGTAGCGAGTTCGCCTATATCTTCTTCATTCATCGGTTTTAGACTCCACGTCAGTGGTTGGTACTAATTTAATGGTCTTACCCCTCATCCGTCCGTGAGGTCGCGGCAAGGCCGTGTCTTGATCAAGCTTTCCTTCTCGATAAGCCTGGTACTCATTAAACGCCTGTTTGCGTGTTTTCTTTTTGGCGTACTTTTTATCGTTAGCCTTCTTGATGAAGGCATCGAACTTACTCGTATCTTCAATCATCAGCCAATACTCACGTTGCGTTTCTGTTCGGCCTCAAGTGCTAGTTCAGCCTCATCGATCTCCATCTGGTGAGTCTGCTTCTCCGTATCTAGCATCAGCTTCGCTTCACCGATTTCATGTTCGTGAGTCATGTTCTCCATAGCAATGATCATCTTGTTCTGCTCCTTCATCGCGTCCAGTTCCAACTGACCCTCCAACACAGCTACTTGTCTCGCCGTCATTCCCGCGTGGAACTTCTCAACCTCAGAGGCTTTTTCAGTGGCCTCTTGCTGCTGCTGCTGCATCTGCTGTTGCTGTTGTTGAAACTCAGGGCTATTCGGATCGGCCAGGTACATCGCTGAAGACTTGATGTTCAACAACTCAAAGGCTCGACTCAGCATCGCGTGACGCTGCGGTGCGCCATACATGCCACCCACAGTGGGGTCAGCCGGGTTCATACTGAACTGCTGGTCTAGGCTCAACAGCATCTGCGCTTCCTGCGCCTGCTCATCCGGTGTCAAAGCCACTGCGACAGACATCTCTGTGCGATCACCTAAGAACTCAGGATTTACCGGAACGAACTGCCCGTCAAGCTGTATGGCTTTCTCACTCTCATACTCCACAGCCAGCTTATAAATGTCGTGCATCAAAGGCTTTAAAAAATTCTCTGCCAGATTTCTAGCCATAACCATGATTCGACGGTTGCTGGCGTTCATAAAGGTGGTTATCAAGTCGCTTGAGTTCTGCTTGCTGACAGCCGTAGTGTCCATGCCACGCGACATGCGCGACATACCACTGCGAGACTCCTTTTCCACTTCTAGGTTTTCAATTGCCTGAAAAACCGTGCCTGATAAGTTAGGCATAGGGAGAGGTCGTACAACGCTCTCAGGGTTAGGACTATTCACATCGATAACTGCACCCACACGGTTATCCAGTAGGTCGCGTGGATTCTTAACCAGTGAGAGGTTAGCGATAAAGCGTGAGGTGTTTGTCATGAACGTGTGATCAACAACGCCGCGCTTTAAACTACTCTGCGT